AAGGATCTACTCCTTTCCCAAATTGTTTTTCAAATTTAAGTAACGTCTTTTTCTTTTCCATCTCGGTAAATAAAATACTACGAAAGAACCAATCCAAAAAATTGCTAGTAATGATATGTGTAGTAGTCTGTTAGAGTTTACTATTAGACCAAGTGTTACAAGTCCAATCCAAGTGTAATCTAACGTACCGTGAAGACGATACCACACATTGCTTCCTAATTTGTTAATGACTCTTTCTCTTTGTTTTGCAAACCACGGTGACACGTGACGCATCATAACGAATCCTTCGTTGAAGAACATAACAAAAAAACCTATCCAGAATATCATTTTGACTCTTCTATTGCGTCTTTGACAATCTGTTTGAGTTGTCGTACTTGTCTTTTAGTAAAAGCATCTGTACCAAACTTTTTGTCTATCCATTTCTTTCCGTACCAGAATGCAAATAGACAACCGAGTAAAGGAATACCTTCACTCCACGGTAAGTTCCACGCCCATTGGAAAAATTCCCACATAATGTTCTCCTAACAATTTTTATTTAGGTCTTCTGCCATATTACCACCAATCTCTGCACCTTGATCGCCACCAAACATCGCTACCCAACCTGCTGCAACCCAACCAACAAAGGGAATACTACTGAGAGTAGGAGCAGCACTAGCACCAATGCTTGTACCAACCAGTCTTCCAGTTCCTTTTGCAGCACCAACCGCTTCGATACACGCTACGCTCTTGTCACTAGCATCAGGGTTTTCTGTTTGATATTTTTGTATATGTGCATCTCCATCCATTGTATATTCTTCTACTATCTCTGTTTTTTCATTTGCTAATCCTAAGAAACCACCTTTCTCATCAAGTTTGGTTGTCTTATACATTGTCTTTGGATTATTTCCAACGTAACTCATCTTGTATCCATCTTTATTTGCGGATACAACGTATGATGTATAAGGAGTTATAACAGGTGGATGTATGACAGGATATGTTTTTCTAGATGCTATCATACCAATCATTCCTATGTGGGATACACCCAACAACGCACCTAGACCTAGACTAAACCATTTCATTTTGAATCAGGAGTAATTTTTATAGGTGCTGACTCTATCCTTATAGTCTGAGCAGGAGCAGTCTCTGATGCCTTGGCAATAAGAAACTCCATATCTTTTTTAGATATGTTTGCATCTCCACTACCATCAGTTTTCTTTTTCTTACCCCCAGTCTGGACACCAAAAGTTGCCAAAGTCCCTGTAAACACTGAAGCTATAAAGGTTGGATCGATCTTTTCTCCTGCATCGTATCCTGGTATTTTAACGTAGTTCAATGTTAAAATTCCTGCGGACCACACAAGAACGACCACTCTTATGAGTGTCGCTAAGTACATTAGTTGCTCTTCTTTGTCTTCTGCAACTTCTTTAAGTTTACCTAGAGGACCTTTCTTTTCCTCTTTTTTTACTTCTGCCATTACAATTTAGGGTGACTAACCCTATTTAGACACCAAAAATTTTCTAGTTTTCTTTAGATGTTTCCACTCAGTTCTTATTCTTTCGTATGCAACTTCCTGTGTTATCTTACCTGACATTTCCATTGCACACACATACTCAATCCTCTTAGCAAAATCTCTTACTATTTCTCCTAGTTCATCTGTCTCGTACAATTAAGATTCCTCCGTAGTTTTCTTTTTACCGATATTATACTTAGATTCTAAGATCCACTCCTTCTTATCTCTAAAAGAAATAACCTTGATTTGATTTAAAGGTGCAATATCTTCGACTCTATTCTCATCTACCATTACAACTAAACCCCAATCAGACAACAGTTTTGTAATACGATTCCTACGTTGTACATCATTAGTTGTTAGATTAGAATGCTTACCATCTAAAGCAAATAGTTCTTTGAAGTGAACAATATAATACTTACCTTTCTTATGCAATATATGGCAAGACTGAAATAGTTTTTTCTCTTTACGAGAAGCAACTCCAATTCTTGTTAGTGTTTCTCTTACCTTGAGGAAATCATCAGGTTGACGTAAAGTCACCTCTACCATTTGCTCAGGACTCCACGAGATTTCTACGTTCTCGTCGGTCATCTTCTGCCTCCTGTATCCATTTTAAGTTTAATCAAATCAATTTGATCCTTTGTTAGAATCCTCAACGCATCCTTGGTTTTTTCATCAGAGTATTTAAAGAAACTCTTTACAAGTTCAAAGTCTTTTATTTTCTCCTTTCTTTCCCAAGGTGAGAAACGTCGTTTCTTCCTAAGGCTATTTAGATAAAAGGAATATTGTAGATCTTTATCTAAGTTAAAGTGTGCATTCATTTCATTAGCATATAGAACCGTATCTATAAAACCGCTAAGACATTTGTTTACAATGAATGGAGGATAGTTCTTATCCCAGTCACCTTCACGTTCTAATAAATTTTCTTTAGTGTGATTAATACTATTCAAATAATCCTTTAAAGGATAGTCGTCACGTTTGCTCATAATATATCTCCGAGAGAGAATGAATCTGTTGGATGTGTTTGGAAGACAAGACTATATCGTCTGGGAAAAGCATCCCTTACAGGAGGTCTTGCCATATGTGGAATGATAGATTGAAACTTAATCATTCTACCTGGTCTAGGAAGAACTGACTTTATAATCTCATCTGTTTCATTATCTATAAAGAGTGTTTCTCCTCCCATAGTAATGTTCCAATCAGGATTGACATATATCAGATATGTTACACCCTGTTCTACTTGAGAGTCAACGTGAGGTTTAGGACAGTCTTCGTGTCTAAAACAATTATACAAACATTTCTTTACTGGTACATCTATAAGATCTAAAAACTTATTACCTATTGGTTCAAAGTTTGGATAATCAAACGACTTGCCTAAAGTATATGCGTGTTGGTTCTCAGGAGAATCTGCTAGGTGATCCCAGTTATCATAGGAATCAAGATAGTAGTATGCTTCATTTACTAAACGTCTCGGAAAAAAATCATCTATAACCTCAATCAACGAATAACTCCTCCAATGGTGATTTTATACTATAGTTAGTAATTAAAAGTTCCTTCTTTCTAGTATTGTCTTCTCTGTGTTGCATTCCATACGTAATAGAATATTTTTCTATATTATAACTTTTGAATAGTTCTTCAATGTTTTCATTGATGTTATATGTGATCATCCATTTGTTAGTTGTCTCTGCACAATTATATGCAAACTGTCTATGGTCAAAACCTTTGTGCATTGTTCCACCTTTACCACCATATAAGAAATCTTTTATATCATATGGAGGATCTAAGAAAAGAAAAGCATCACCACCAAAACAAGAATTATAATCTAAGTTAGTTATCTTCCAATCTTGAATCAGTTCACCATAGTAAGGTAAGTTCTTAATACCTTTCTTAGTAAAATTTTGTACTGATGCCTGTGGTGAGAATGATGAGTTCTCTGTTAGACCTGAGTAAGAACATTTATTCATTACCCAGAAATAAACAGCAGACAAAAATATATCAGAATCATTAACTCTAGTCTTTGCTGCGTGATATAGTTCTCTTGCTTTCTCAGGAGTATCGTGATTGATCTTCAACCCCATTAAAGCATCAGATAAATTATCAGGATCTTCTTGTAAGATAGTCCAAAAATTATACAGAGGAACATATAAGTCATTTACCCATACAGGTATGTCTCTATATCTTTTTGTAAATTCTATAGCAGTAGAACCACCACCAAGAAAAGGTTCTCTGTATTCTGTCATACGTGGCATCTTATCCACGAGCATTGGTGCTACTCTTGACTTTCCACCAGGATACCTAAGAGGAGTCTTCAATGATTTCATTATGAATTTAATCTTGTTATTATATTACCACTAACTGACACTCTTTGTCCAGTAGATTTGTAGGGATACACATAATGTTTTAACCAAGCAGGAAAAATATAGATGTCACCTGCCTGTGGTTTGATTGGACCATACTGACACCTTGCGTATGGTAACTGTTCTCCATATGTAAACACAATCGAACCTGCTATCTCTGGTTCATCATACATTCCAGGTGGAATATCTACGTAAACTACAAAACTAAATTCACCTGCGTGATTATGTACAGGTTGCCAATCATCTGCACGTTGAAAGTTTACCCATATAGGTTCTATATCAATATAATTTTGATTAGTATATGTACCAATGTGTTTACGCAATTCATCTAAATCACGTTTACTTGGATAGATATAAAACTGTTCTTCTAGTTGACCTGCTAATATACCAGACGCATCCTGTGATGGTTCTGCATCAAAAGCATATTTTAGTAAGTCTAGTCTCACCTCTTCATCTATTTTACCGTGATAAATTTTAGGACCGAAAGGAGTTAAGATCATTAGTTTACTTTTAGGTTTACCATATTCTGTCCATAAGGACCAAAGTTAATACCACCATCAGGTAGAGCATTCCAAGCAATAACAGCACGTGGTTCTGGACCGTGATGTGGTACAGACCAATGAATCATCCAACTTGGCCAGATCAATAGTTGACCTACAGTTGGTTCTATCGCTACAGCATTCTCATATGTTCCACTAATGATTTCTAACTGATTCATCGTACGTGGTGTCAGAGGGTCCTGGAAGACCGTAGGAGACCCCTCTGTGAGGTAATAGATACCAGACAGGTATGAAAACGGATGTCTGTGTGCTTGATGGCAACCACCACTATCAGGTCCACTTACATTTCCCCAAGACATACAGACCTTGAAGTCACCCTCAAACTGTAATTGTTCTTCAGTTTTTATATCATTTAAACATTGTTCAAACCATTTATGTATATCTTTAAATTCTTCTCTCTCAAATAAATCACCCTTAGTAGTCTCTACAGTATTAGGAATATTAAATAACCCACGTTCACATTCCATAAGGGTCTGTAAAGTAGGTTCTACTAAATCTTTATTATCAAATGAATAAAACTTAACTGGGAAGAATTCGTGTGTGTCCATAATAATTGATATTCAAGATAGTTCTTGAAGAATGTTTTCTAGGTGCATTACCAGAGTGATACATACGACCATCAAAAATTACATACTTTCCTTTCTCAGGATCTATGTATTGTTTAGGTCTAACGTTCTCTGGATTTTCACCATACCTTTCTTTATATATTGTAGTTGGACCATCGCTATTATCACAATAGTAAATCATAACCCAATGTCCAAACGGTGCGTCAACGTGTGGTTGTGTAGGTGGCACTTTATTCTTCATAGTCTTTGCTGCACGTACACGAATTAACTCACCAAAATCTCCGTCAACATTTTTTACCATCCACTTCCAAAATTTATCAAACACAATATCATATGCGTTTGACTTTATCTGATTGTCAGTAACAATAGTGTGTGCAAAGTATGGATGTTCTTCATAACCATCTAACTGCAATACTTCAGCAGTGCCATTATAAAATGAGGTCTGCTCTTGATAAAACCACGGAAAGGTATTATCTCTGCACAAGACCTCATACATAAAATCTGATATGTCTCTTGGAATATATCCTACTTGTATTGACATTGCATCATCATTTCAGTTAGGAACGCAACTAAGTTAATCTCTTGATCTGCAACAAATGCAGTTTTGTATTGATAGTCAGCAATAATTAAAACTGCCTGTGGAATACTTTGTGGTTGTAAATGATCATACAGAGAATCATAGATAGTTCTCATAATAGAATTAGGATCGTTATCTAAGTTAGATACAACCCACTTACGCATCTTAGTAAACTCTTTTGTTTTTAAATAAGATACTAGATCATTTAGATTAGTTGATTGCTGTACAGCAAGAACACCTGTATCAATTTGTCCAACAGAAGAATATCTTTGTATTTCATTAAGTGTTCTTCTAAAGTCAGGAAAATATTTCTGTACTAAAGCAGCAACAACTTTAGGTTCATAACCTACGTGCTCTTTATCTAGTATAGTTTTTATGCTAGTAAAAAATCCTGCTGCTATAGTTGCTTTCTCTTTACCTGTGATTGAGAAATCAATTACACTACATCTTGAATGTAATGGTTCTATAATTTTATTCTTATAGTTACAAGTAAAAATAAATCTACAGTTACTACTAAACTCTTCTATAGATGCTCTAAGTAAAAGTTGAACATCGTGAGTAGTATTATCTGCTTCATCAATAATAATTACTTTATGTTTTGCAGAAGATGCTAGAGACATAGTAGATGCAAAATTCTTTGCATTGTTTCTAACAGTGTCTAAGAATCTACCTTCATCAGATCCATTGATTACATAATAGTCTGCACCAATCTGTTCACACATTGCTTTAGCAACAGTGGTCTTTCCAATCCCAGGAGGACCTGATAGTAATAGATTAGGTAGTTCTCCTTTCTCTACAAACTTATTTAAAACATCTTTTATATTTTCTGGAAGAATACACTCATCAATAGTTTTGGGTCTGTATTTTTCAACCCATAAAAAATTACTCATTATGAAATCCAAGAAGGTTTGCGTTCTGGTCTACGAAGATAATTATCGCATACCCAAGGTTTAGATGCAATATATCTTTTATATGCTGTAAAAGTATCGATAGTATTATCGTACTTAAACTCATCATACATTGCTCTAACAAAATGCGTGGGTTTAGTATATGCTTTTGGAAATAGATTATCAGCACACTCAATAGTATATTGACAACTATGTGTCTTATTATAACGATGAGTGTACTCTGCACATAAAGCAAGACCGTGTTCTATTAACCAACGAAAATTAATCTGTGACCATACTGTACAAGGATGATTACGAAATGCACCCTTATCTGTTTTATAAGGTTCACCATTTAGTTTAGGTAGAACACCGAAACCGTGACCCCACTTTTCTGATGCAACAATAGAAAGCATTTGACAAGTTTCTAGTGGCATCTTAACAATGTGTTTGTCAGGTAATACTTGTGCTGACTTTACAGGGTCAGGATCTGTGACAAAAATATTCATTCTTTAGATCTCCATTCTTTTCTCATCCTAACATAGGTGTCGCATTTCGCAACAATATCTCTAATCTTTTTAAATATTTGTGCCGACTTAGCATACTTATTAGTCAGATGATCTGGTTCTTGAGGTTTGACATTCTTATTCTCATCATATTTGTTGCCATCTTTATGATTAGCATAACGTCTTGATCTAGTAAAACCCATCTCCAAAAATTTTCTACACATATCCATACCAATAAAATCCTCTTCATCTCTGTAATCGAGATACATCGAGTAAATTTTATTGGATGATGTTACTGCTTCATCAGGAGTTTTGAATCTCCAATGAGCACATATGTCGTTAGTATAAGGGCGAACCAGTAGAACTCCTTGCTCTCCCCTTCCAATACGATAAAGTTCACGAGTTTCCTCGTCTGTAAAGTCAAGAGACTTATAATCGAGTCCATAATCAAATTCTTTCATCTAGTCGAGTGCGTCTAGTTTACCGTGCTTTACAGGTTTGTGGTCTTTCATACCACCGTGGTTTCCATCTCCAGGAAGTTTACCAGTTGCTATGTAAGTAACTGCATCAACTGATCCTTGAAGTCTTGTAAGATCTTCTTCTAATTTTAAATACTCATCGAACCACCCTTGCAACTCATCTTTTCTAGCAGTGAGTTGTTTGATACGTTTCTCGAATCTTGCCAACAGTTGTTCTGGAGACTCTGTTGGTTTTGGAGTGTCGTGTTTCTTAAGTTTCATTGTGGTTCAAGAGCGATAAAGTATTGCAGATCACGATTCACTGCATCGAATAGAGCACATCTATTATCATAGATTGTAACATTATATTCTTCTGGTTGCAACCTAAGATTCTCTACTTTAAAACAATAGCAAAGATCATCTTCAGTTGTTGTTCCTACTGGCACTTCATAACTGTTAGATGTCTCATTCTTTTTATCACATACAGTTAATACAAGAGAACCATTCTTGGAATATAAACATAAATCTTGAACTGCATAAACTGATGCTGCACGTAGAAGATTATCTAACACATTAGGTTTAAGAGTAAACTTAACTGTCTTAGTGTCAGGTAGTTTAACTCCATCTTTAGGAGGTTGTACTACGAGTTCTGGGTCGCTGTAGAAGAAGTTTGATTCTGCACCCGATTCATCTTTGATGATAACCTTACTGTCTGAACTGAAATCAAAGATAGGGTTCTCAAACATCGAGAGACCAGAGAGAAATACACCGAGGTCATAAATGGGGACTTGTGTAGGAAAGACTTCTTCGACTTCAGCAGAAGCAAATATGTTTTTGTTAACACTGATCGTACGGATTTTAGAACCAGGATTGATAACAATAGATTTGTTGATCGTCGCAAAATTTTTAAGTGTGTTGAATGTGGATTTAGTTAATTTAACTTGGGTCATTGTTGTCGGACTTATCAGAGAAATGTAATAAGAGTATAGCATAGTGAACGATTTTAACAATGTCCTTCCTTGCTGTTCCCTTGCGGTCGTAACGAGAAGCATACTTTAGAATATTACTTCTACAGAATGCTTCAGCATCACCAACCGATTCTATAATGTCAAGAGTTTGTACTTGTCCATTTGAGTAGTGACCTTCATAGGTCTTTTCAATGTACTTGTAAATTTCTTTGAGGAGTTTGTCCTCTTCATACTTGAACATTATAAAAGGGGGTTTATACCCCCCTAGTATATCAGTCTTCCTTTTGGAAGTCAACATCTATCTTATCATAGAGTTCTAAGAATGCTTGCTTAGTCTCATCATCGAATCTGTTGATGCTGTACTTGATTGCATCTTCTTTCTTGTTGAAGATTGAGTATGCACGCATAATGTGTACAAGTCTACGAGTAGAGATTACTTCATCAATACCTCCATCGTTGAATGTCTTACGGATGACCTGTGCCCAATCACATAGACGAGATACAAAGTCTTTGTCATTGATCTTTAGATCAGTAGCGATCTTAGTAAGAATCTTATTCTCAACAGTAACTGTTGGATACTCTTGCTCTAGTGTGATAGCAAATCTCTCAAGGAATGCTTCGTTAAGAACATTGGTACCGATGAATCTACCATCGTCAGAACCTTTACCCTTAGTATTAGCAGTTGCGAATACATTGAATCCATTAGCAGGTTTTACATACCTACCTAGTTTCTTAAGGAATACACCTTTACCTTCTAGTACAGATTGTAAGCAAAGAATTTTGTTTGATGCTAGGTCAATCTCATCAAGGAGAAGGACAGCACCTCTCTCAAGTGCTTCGATAACTGGACCATTGTGCCATACAGTATCTCCATTGACTAAACGGAAACCACCGATAAGATCATCTTCATCTGTCTCAACTGTGATGTTGACTCTTACAAAGTCTTTCTTGAGTTGAGCACACGCTTGTTCTACACCGAATGTCTTACCGTTACCAGATAGACCAGAGATGAATGTAGGATAGAAAACGTTTGAACTGATAATCTTTTTGACAGCAGTGAAGTTACCAAAAGGAACATAGTTAGGGTCAATGTCTGGAACAAGTATTTGCTCTGAACGAGGAACAGATTGTACTTGCTGAACAGCAGGTGTAGCAGCAGGTGCTTTGAATGTTTGCTCTAGTTCTTTAACAGATAGGTTCCACTTACCAATAGCAACCTTATAAGTCTTAAGACGTTTTTTGATTGTTGCTAGTGAACAACGGAACTCATCAGCAGCAGATAGTAGTTCTTTGACAGATACTTCATTGCCGAAGTTTGTTGTTAAGTATGTGACTATATCAGGTGTGGTCACAGGAATTGCAGTTGTGAAAGGCATTAGTTTGTCTTGTGTCTATGTATATACAATAGCATTAAAAAACCCCCTTTCAAGGGGGTTGTGTGACACTAATATAATTGGTTATGCAACTGTCTCTATAAATGAGTTGTGCATCTTTTTATTAGACTTCTTGTTCTTGAACATCTTTTTGAATGTCCTAGTAATCTCTGCACGTGAAGAACCTTCCTTGATGTCATCCCATAGTTCTTCTGTATCGTTCTGATTGTTAGATGGCATAACAAATAACTTATGGTATCCAGTGTTTGTGAGGGCAACATACTTATCTTTTCTGTATGCTTTCTTTGCTTTCTCCATTGGTACTGTATCATACTCAAATGCTCTACCGAAGAAGTAATGTCCATCACGTGAACCAAGTAAACGGAACCCAATAATATTGAGAACAGGATATGTCTCACGTAAGTTCTCAAGGAGAATTTCTGTAGTCTTATCACCTCCATCAAACTTACTGTAAGTACGTCCTAGTTTACGATCTCTAAGAGAACAGTTGTAACCTATAGAATTTGGATATGGACGACTATTATAAGTATGATCACCACTGTAGTAAGAAGAATGTTGACCTTCACCATCAGTAAGAACACATAGTGTAAGTTTGTCTACTTTTTTGATGAACTCTTTTACAACAGGTTTCATCAATACGAGTGCTTCATTCAAAGGTGTACCTGATAGACCGAATCCTGGTGCCATTTGATAACTTACAGCGAAACCATTTTTGAAACTGTAGTAACTTCTGTAGTTGTTAGCAGTAGCATTAACGAAAAGGTACTTAAGTGAATCTTCAAAGTTTTTCTTTTTCTGTTTTGAAGATACTACATTGAGTAATGTAAAACCATTTTCAAGGGCAAACTCACCTACGACAGGTTCGTGTAGACTTTTATATCCATAACTATCGGGGTCGTGCTTAATACCATTGACATCCATTCTATAAGATGCAGCATATCCATCATTAGTAAATGCGTAAACATCAAATGGGATGTTGACTTTCTTACAGAACCAACATAGTTGGATAACTTGCTCTACAGTTTCTCTGATGTTACTAGACATAGAACCTGACCAATCTAATAAGAAAATCATACCGTGGTTCTTACCTTCTGGAAGGACAGTAACTTTCTTGAAAATGTCATCAGTAAACTTATATGTGTGTAGTTTAGATGTATCAAGAACACCTGTACGAGAGGTTCTAGCACGAGCATATGATGATGCTGCTTTCTTACACTCAAACTCTTTTACAAGATAGTTTACTTCTTTCTGTGATTTCTTATAGAAGGTGTTGTATTCATTAATAGTTTGATCATAGGATTCTTGTTTGCCTTCTTCTTTTAATTCATTCTCAGAATTGTAATGGTCTCTGTTTACTTTTAGAAGATAGTCAGGACCAACTGTAAAGTGATCAGGATTTAGTTTCTTTGGTAGTTCAACATATACAGTATCACGACCGTAACGTGGTTCCTCTGTTAGATCTTTAGTTCCTTGAGTAAACGCTTCGTCAGTTTGTGATTGGAATGGATCGTAGTCTACACCACCAGAATTACCACCTTGTGCTTTACCTTCTTGCACTTGTTTTTGTTGCATCTGCTGTCCTTGATCCCAAGGTTGATTTGGATCGATGATCTCTAGATCTGGTGTTTGCTCACCTTCACCTAGATTTCCTTCACCGTTACCTTCTTCTTCTCCTTCTTCTGTTTCAGCAAGTTTCTCTAGTTCTTTTTCCTTTTCAATCTCTTGCATTACTTTGTATATTTCTACTGCTGCTTCTATTGCATCTTCAAATGTTTCTGCGTCACCTACAAGGTCTACAAGATACTCGTGCTCTGGAGCAAAGTCGATAGGAGTAAATGCACCTGACTTGAAGTGAAGATTGATCTTGTCAACTAGATTGATCTCATCTTGATCATCAGGAATCATAAAGAAATCCATAGCATCTAGTTCTCTGTATCCTCTATAAAATGTTTTTGGAAGACCACCATACTTTCTTTTCATCAACTTCTCAATACGTGCATCTTCTGTTACGTTGATGATTGACTTAGGGCAAGGTAAATCATCCCATTGTCTATTAGGTGTGAACAATGCGTGTCCTACTTCGTGTGCTACTAGAAGATCATATACTTCTTCAGTTGCTTTTTCCCAGTTAGGTAATGTAAGGACTCTGCGAGCAACATCAAAGGATGCAGTTTCACAAGTCTTGTGCTCAACAACAAGGTCTTCTGTTGCAAGTAGTTTTGCAAGTGTTCCTTTTACTCCAGTGTTAACAGTCATTTTAATTTGTTTCGTTACACATATATTAAACGTTCTTTGACTGTTTGGAAACACTTAGTAGACGGTTTATCAACTGTCTACATCTTTTTCTTGCTGCTCTTAGTTTCTGAGGTTTCAATGTCCTCTTTTGTTTTTTCTTCGAGTGATGTTGCCAGTTCGGGAGTTGCATTGTCCTTTTCCAGTTTGTTTATCAGTTTATCCAACCACTCGCTGTTATTTGTAAATCTTTCAATCATAGACTAACATAGATGGAAATCTTTCTAATCTATCTAGGTGAGTTAAAGATAACATAAACGAAACGCTCCATCTTTCTTCATCTGAATAATTATATGTTACCTCGTGGTCCAAGAACCCTGGCCAGATCAGGATGTCTTTCTCTGTAGGTATGTGAAGATGGGTGGAACAATGATATGGTTGGTGTATCATCATTGCTTCTACTGTAGGTGATGGATTATAAAATTGTATGTTACCTGAGTCTGCTTCTGGAACTGTCACATAGTATGTACCTGCCATATCACAACAAGCGTGGTTGTGTCTGGTTTGATATGATCCTGGTGGATTTATATTAACCCAAGCGTGGGTACATTGTAGTTTATCATCATACTTTGATATTGCTTCATTAAGATATGCACCAAACTCAGGATACTCTAAGTGAATACGATTGTCTGATCTTATTGTAGAATATCCAGTTCCATTGAAAGCATTATCTGGCACACAAAATTCATCCCTTCTACTATGTAGATGTTTCTGGAACTGATGGTGCATTTTAAACTCATCATTTCCTCTGTAGTAGGGGGTGTCAAACATTATGGTCTAAATTCATCCTTTGGTAAATAAACCTCAACATATGATCCACATTTAGGACAAGAAAGATTACTGACTATAGAAATTTCATCATTACAATAATCTTCTCCAGTAAAGTCTCCTCCCCAGATTAATTGTACATCTGGTCCGCAGTGCCAACAGTTCATTCGATCTCCTCACATTTAGAAAAATTATTTACCTTATCAAATTTAATTGTTTTTTCAAATTTGTCAAGTAAGACTTCACCTTTATGTGAGATAATAAAAGTATTAGCATCTCCAAATCCCTTTAGTATCTTTAATAATTCTTCTGTAGCATAGTTGTCAAGAGAACTATCAAAGACCTCATCTAAGATAAGTAAGTTTGTAGCAATAGAGTTTTTCATTTTAGCAACGTGTCTCCAAGTAAAGAGAAGTGATAAATCAATCTTTTGTTTCTCTCCTTCTGAGAAAGAAGCATAGGAAAACTTATCTCTGTAACGTGATTTTATAACTTCATTAAACTCCTCATCAAGAGTAAAGTTAATATAGGTGTCCATACTAGATAGGAACTTATTAATATTTTGATTGATGACAGGTATATACTTTGCAATAATTTTAGACTTGATACCACCATCTTTTAACAAACTACTTACAAGTTTGTAGTCACTTGATAGTCTTGACACTTCTGCACAGGCATCTTCTTTAACATCAAACTCTGCTTGTCTTTGCATAAGAGTTTGTTTTTCTGTAGCAATATTAGGTTTGTCGTGTAAGTTTTTAATCTCTCCTAGTATTCTAGTGTTGGTCTTTACAAACCTATCTTGTTTATCTAATAGATGATGTATCTCTCTTTGCATATCTGCATACTTATCTGCTGCTTCTGTAAATGCAACCATCTTAGATCTTACCTTTGCAATCTCTAACTTAAGTTGATCACGTGCTTTGTCTAACTCGTTACCTTTAGTTGCTAGACTATTTACTTTTATATTCCTGAGTGACTCATTAATATCTTGAGTACAAGTAGGGCAAGTAGAATGTTCATTAAAGAATTGTATATCTTTTTCTATTCTTTCAATCTTAGTATCTAATTTAGTTTCAATAGTTTTTGCTGATTCCCATTTAGATTCAAGAGCATTTATATGACTTTTAAAATCACCTAGTTCTGTCATAGATGTTTGTAAAAATTCCATCCTACTTTTTATTGCCATCATACCATCTTCATTTTCTTTGAACTGTTCTTCTAATAATTGTATCCTTTCATCGTTAGCACCTGTTAATGCTGCTAGAGTTCTCTTCTGTGCAGTAACTCTTTCTTCTGCTATCTGTAACTCATATTCACAATCTCTTAGAGATTCATTATTATCTCTAACACGTTCTTTTAGTAACAGATTCATATTAGAAAAGATTTGTATGTCTAGTAAATCTTCAATAACTTCTCTTCTATGTGATGCTGTAAGTTGCATAAAGGGAACAAATGTACTACTCCCTAATATAACCACTTGTGTAAATGATTTGAAATTAAGTTTGAGAACAGATTGTTCTAGATATTTTTGATAGTCTCTACTAGCAGCGTCTTGATCTAACAATGCACCGTTACGATATATCTCAAAGATAGCAGGTTTCATACCACGAACTACCTTATAATTAACTGTGCCTACTGAAAATTCTATCTCTACTACGCAATCTTTATCATTAATTGAATTAACTAAAAGACCTTTACTAACTTTACGAAAGGGTCTATTAAATAATCCATAGGTTAAAGCATCAAGCATTGTAGATTTGCCCGTGCCATTACCTCCTATCACTAGAGTTGACCTAGTGTCGCATAAATTAAATTCTGTAAATTGATTGCCTGTAGATAATAAATTCTTCCAACGAAGTTTTTCAAATACAATCATAAAATTAAATCAGGAGGAGGGGTAACAAGATCGTTAGGAGTAATTATACAATACATATAACCGTGATTGACACAGTTTGCCTTAATTTGCTCTTCTTCTAATTCTAGAATTTGCAAAGGACGTTGATAATCTAATGCCTCTAACTGTCCATAATAGCGTAGAGCGTCGTCTTTGTCAACAAAAATTTGCACAACCTTTTCATCTTTCTCGTCATCTGTGACAGCGTAGACTCCTCCAGTTGCTTTATCAGTTAGGACGTACATTAAACGTTGAGTGCTTCTAAGTAAAGTGACTTAACTATTTTAACAATATTTTTCTTATCTATGTGATCATCTAATTCATTAACATAATTTTCTAAGATAGTCATTGTGTCTTCTAGTTTGATAGACTCATCTACCTCTACTGCTTCAAGAGTAAGATCTTCAATAATTTTTAAGTCTGCTACACCTATATCTTGCAAATGTTTTACGTAGCGATCAAATAATTTTTGATTATCTTTCTGTTGAACTACAAGTTTTACATAACTTCCTACCAGTTCTTTATGGTCTGGTAATGTTTCATAATCATTATTAGTATCATCATAAAATATTTTTTCAAATATATTAAAAGGATTTTGAATAAATGTTAATCTTAAGTCATCAGTATTTAGGGTGTGGAAACCTCTAATTGCACCGTAATCATTCCAGTAAAGTTGGTACGGATTACCGAGATACATTATATTATCTTGTCTTGATCTGTGATGGAAGTGACCTGTACAAGTTAATTTAAACTTAGAAAACCTCTCAGGATCTTCACCGTGTTCCATACGAACCCCAGGAAGTGCTTCAAACCCTGATAATTCTAGATGTCCCATACAAGCAGTAGCATCTGTATTTTCTATTGCTTGGTAAATATCATTTTTATTATCGTCACAAATCCAAGGAAGCATTAGAAATTTTCTATTATCTAATACTACTTCTGTTGGTTTGTTTATGATTTCTAAGTTATCATATTCTTTAAGTAGATGGTCACAAGCATTTACTCTCAGAGTATTCTTAAAGTATATGTCGTGATTACCAATCAACATATACATCTTGATACCTCTATCCTGTAAAGGTTTAAACCACATTTCTCTAGTTGCATCTAATGAAAGATAGTTTATACTCTTACGTTTATCAAACGTATCTCCTAAACAAAATACAGTATCTATATTATTCCTATCAATATAAGGAAATACTATCTGTTCATAGAACTGTTTAAATTTACCCAAAAATATTGGGTTATCATTTCTAGCACCAAAATGCTGATCAGTTATTAAAAGAATTTTCATTTTGATTTTTTTATATCATTATGCAATCTTTTAGTTGCATATTCTTTCATATACTCTTCTCTACCATCTTTGGTAAAGACCTTTCTTTCGTAATCGAAATCAGGATGAGGTGCAGCAGATACTACTGGGTCTTTTGTTTTGTTCTTGATAACAATAAATCTGTCAGCAGCAAATGTTCCTGCTAGATTGACTTCAATCTCATCAGTATCTTTCCAGTTAACAGTGCCATCTTTTTTAGTATGATACATTGCTTCCTGTATCTTGTCAATAATTTCTTGAGTTAGTTTCATTGGTACCTATTGTTCATCTCAATACGAGTTTTAATATTGTTTAGTGTAGCAGGATCTACATCACCATCAGTATGGAAGATTTGATCAAAACCAGACTTCTCTATAATCTTTTCTCTGATTGATTGTTGTCTTTTCTCTTTTGCAATCCTTCTCAAAAAAGCAAAGTAAACTATTTGTGTAAAGTATGCAAATGGATTCTTAGATTTATTTGGATCGAAGTTATCAATATATTGAACACAGTTCTCTATACCATCTGAAACCATATCTTCTTTGTACATATAGTTTATGAAGTTTGGTCTATACGAAAGGTGCGTCGCGATTTTTAAAAAGCAATCTCCTACATACTCTGGTATCCTTGGTTTAGGTTTGTCCTGAGATGCTGCACGCTTTACCCTTTCTTTATGATTGATAAGTGCTTCTAAAAATTTTTTGTTGTCAACGTAATGCTGACTTTTTTGTTTTCTTCTTGGCATTGAAATCGCCTTGATAACTGGATTTCCTATACCTTATAGTACCTTATTTGTTAGGAAACGTCAATAGGGGTTGACAAGAGTTACAATTATCTGTACAATTAACACTGTAAGGGTTCAAGGGATGGTTATAACTACTCTAAAGGTTTATTAAAGAGATCTTCAAACTTCTGTCTATTATCTTCTACAGTTCCTAAGAATCCTTGACTAGGATTTGGGGGCAATTCATTCTGTTCTTTTATATCTTTTAGACTCTGGTGTTGAAACTCTTGACGTACAAACATCTTATACATCATCGTCGCCTCGACCGACTGCGGAGCAAGTGAAATAATTTGATTATCAGGAACTATAAAAAATTCTTCATCAGAAAAATACATCCACCTCTTTAGACCAACCATCTCAGTTCTTTTGCCATCTGCTGTATTAATTGATCCGTGATGCACTTTAGCAGGATCAACAATGAATACAACATCTGTACCATCTGTATCTTTTACAACTGTAAACTTACCAATAACCTCATCTCCATTAGTAAGTTTAGCAACTCCTAAAAATTCTTCTTCGTGTTTTACGTAGTTTAGTGACATTGTTTTACTTCCTGAGATTAATTTCTGTTATTGAGTAATCAAATTTTTCATCATTGTATGTCTTAATCCTAAAAACCATATGGTTCAAAGTCATATTTCGGTTGTACTCATTACTAATATCATCAGCAAAGTCATACAGATAGGCACGTGCTTTGGAATCGTGTTTCCTAAGTGTCCTTCCTATAGATTGAAGGTTTCTAATTCTAGACTTGGATGGTGAAGCAAAGATTACATTATGTAGGTTCTTAATATTAATACCCGTACTGAATGTACCGTACGATGCAAGAATGATAGCATTGCTAGTCACCTCACATATCTCTCTCACCATTTCCCGTTCAGAAGTATCAGTTCCTCCGTGAATATAAAAGAGTTTTTTATTTCCCTTTTTACTATTTAGCATATCTTTAAGAACATCTCCGTGTCTTTCAATGTAATTAAATAGCACAAGAGTATTACCAGATAGATCTGACGCTAGGTTTACTATGATCTTATTTCGTTTTGGGTGTGTAATTATATACTCTATCTCTTCCTGATAGTTCTCAAACTCAACATATTCGTGCTTACATACTAATACATTTATTTTTAAATCTGATAAGTATCCTTTCTTCTGTAACT